ACGGCTACTTGCTTACAACTTGACTGATCCATAAATAAACCATCAAACGCTTGTACCTTAACAGATCCTTGAACAGACAAAATGAGTACTAGGACATACATTAGAACCAGCCTTTTACTTGATCAATGATTGCTGGGCCATACTCTGCAGTAAGGCTTACAACTTCACCAACAGCAACCATACCAATAGTTGCAACCGCCATAAATTCAAGTCCTGTCATGTTAATCTCCTTTCAAGAGAGTTTTGAGTTCAGTGTAACCACCTATATGATTACCTGCTGTATCCCATATTTGAGGTACAGTCTTTATACCTGACCTTTTAAATAAGTCAAGTACCCATTTAGAATCATTGAGGGAGTAGTACTGAACTTCAATACGATTGTCTCTCAATAACCCCATAGCGTTGGAGCAGTGAGGGCAGTCAACCCGCCCCACTAACACATACACGCTCATGTCAGATCCACTATTTCACAAGTGTCACCACTACATGCCATAGTCTGACTACCAGCAGTATTGTCTTCACTTTCATACTGACTTAGTTCTGACCAATCAATGTTCTTTGGCATAGTTGCTAATAGCTCTTCATACTCTTCCTTTGCACAGTCTTGGTAAGGAGCCTGCTGATAAGTGTGATCTGAGTGTGGCAAGAAAGATACACCACTCATCTCATCAAAGTACTTGTACACAAAGGCACCCACTTCCATCCACTCAGAATCCCGTACTGAGATCGTCACGCTAGGCTTATGTTCACACCAATGTCGTTGGTATGTTAACCAAGTCTCTAGCTGCTCTACGGCACTCATATCATTACGTGTAACAGCACCCTCTGGTGACTTAACGGGGAAGCTAAACACTGTAGTAGTGTCGCCCTTCATCACACATGGCTCGTTAGGTACACCCTTATCAATCATGAACTGTGTCAGGGGGTCTTTATTATCACCACGGACAGTACGGATATAATAGGGACTATGACGAGCATGTATCCCAGAGGCTGAATCCACCAACTGGGAGACTGTCCCTGACGGTTTGACGCAGCTAATTGCAGCGCTATGAGGTATACCAAGCCTGTCAGCCCATTCAGCATTAGTAGCAACAGCCACATTACGTAAGTGTTCAAGGGTTTTCTCCAGTCCAGCATTTGCTGATGTCATAAGAGGGTTGTCCATTATTCCCGTAAGTGACACACCAAGCAACCGCTCTTCTTCTGTGTTGTTTGCCCACACCTTTCGCAAGTAGGGAAACTTTGTGTAGGATGATTGAATGGTTCCCATAATCGTAGCCATACGAACCTTTCTTTCCAGATCTTCAATAGTATCTGTAGCACGTACAACACACTCCGTTAAGTTACAGAACTGATATGGGCGTAAAATAATTTCGCTGCAGGGGTTAGTACCAAAGTCGTAGTTAGGATCTCTACGATCATACTTCTCTGCTTGCTTCTTAGAGGCTTCACGATTGAAGATACCACGCTCACCAGACTTAGACTCAACCAGTGCTGTCCACTCACGCATAAACGTTTCCATGTCAGGCTTCTCTGTGTAGCTGACGCTGTTATTAGCTAAGGCTCTCCATGAGGCAGTCTCCCACCACTGACCTGACTTAGCGTGACGCATACGATCATCACTCAGGTTAGACAGAGAAATCATAGCACTACGACGAACACCACCAACTACAACAATCTGACCAATAAAGCACATAAGGTCATGACATTCTACGCTAGACAGCTTACGCCCTTGTGCATTCTTGAAGGTTGTGATAGCAAAGTTAAACAGTTCTACTAGAGGCGCTGGGCCACTAGCTCTACCACCAAACGTCTTAAGCCTAGCACCTGCAGGACGTACACGAGAAACATCCCACTTAGGGATCTCACCAGCCCAGAGGAGCGCAAGAACTTGTCTGAACGCTTTAGCCCAACCTTCCTTACTGTCTTTGACAACGACAACAGTGTCACTGTAGAACAACTCAGGAACTTCAGGGAGATTACTAACGTACTGCCGCTCGACACTGAACCCGACACCAGTGCCACACAAGAGGATGTACATAGCCTCATCGAAGCTTTTAGGGTCATCTACGGGTAAGTAGCTGCAGTTATACCCTGCAGTGTTATCTCTGTTCAAAGCAGGGCCCGCAGTCATCATAGCTCGCATAGAGGGCATTACCTCTAGGTTCATGATGGCCTCACCCAGAGCTTTAACGTAGCTGTCCTTACCCGCCTTTGGGTGAATTACATTATCCATGTAGCGCTGCACTGTATCGCCCCAAGTCTCACGTCCTTTACCGTCATAATACTTAGCGTATCGTGATAGAGCAATGAAGCTCTGGTAGTCTGTTGGTAGATAGTTATTCATCGATTGTCTCCTGATCCCTTTAGTTTACCACGCTGCTCTCTGTCATTCAGCTTGGTCATATTCATTTCCATAGTTTTCTTTAAGTTGCCACCAAATATGTTTGATAGAGCTACGACATAGAATAGTACATCCCCCAACTCTTTCAATACATCCTCATCACTAAACTTACCCTTGTCACGGAACAGCTTCTTTATCTTCTCTGCTACCTCACCTGACTCACCTACAAGTCCAAGTGTATTCTCTACTAGGCGCTCTCTGCCCTTGGTGAAGACCTTATCCTCTACAAATTGACTGTAGAAGCGTAGTGGGTCATCCCCGTAGTCAGGACTGTTCTGGAACATATCAAAGTATCCAAATGCCTCTAGATCTGTTTCGTTAATCATTGCCGTTCCTTTATACTTAAGTTCTCTATCTTAACATCATCTACATCATATATAACATCCGTTATTAAATCATGTATATCTTCTACGTGATGTTCGTCTGATGATGATAGTATGTTGTTGTTATCATCAACCTTAAGGACAAACGTAACACTAAACTTCTTCATTTGTGTGTCTCCACCCAGCGCTTACGCATTCTGTTTAGATACCAAATAGCTTTATCAATATCCTCTAAGCCATTCTTATACTCACAACGCCATACATACTTAACAACATTAGCTGCAGAGGGCGCTAAGGCTCCTGACATATTCTCTGTCATAGCTTCTATAGCATCAATACATTCTATGCCTGCTTGGTTATAGTGAACGGGTTTGTTTACAGGATCATAATTAGTATCTGCTGTCATAGGGGGTTCCATCTTAGTCATGCACTACCTTCCGTTTTTGTCCATGCATTGAGTGTCAACACGTTACCCTTCTTATCATACTCTTTTCTATCTGCAAGTTCTTTTTGAGCTTCTTCATATTCTGAGGGGAAGAAATCCTCTAGTAGAGGGGTTTTGTATGCATCAAATATCTCTGTTACTTCTGGGTAATCTTCAACGTACTCTAAAGAAGCAGCCATTGTAAGGGCTATATCAATACAAGCCCTGAGAGCCTTTTCAGATTGACCCTCTGCTACCACCATGCCCGTCATTACACTACCTGTAAACTCTCCTTCTTCAATCACAGGACGTAATACGATTGCGGTTTCACCTTTTTTTAGTGTGTATGCCATTGTTATCTCCTTGCTACCTTAACTCTTTTGTCTTTCATTCTAGTACCAGATTCAAGCAACCACTCTTCCGGTATAGTACGGTGTGCCCACATAAATTTATACTTAGTACACCACTCATGGTAGCGAGACTTAGCACCTTTATAGAGTTTAGCATTAGCGTTACTAAAGACAAACCTTATATCTAGATCAGGGTGCTGTCTCTGTATCTCAATATGCTTCCTTCTATCTGCTGCGCTAAAGATACCCTTGGTTTCTATAATAATACCATTGTCCAACTCAAAGTCTGGAGTATATGTGCGGTACTTTAGATCTTCCCATTCTATCTTTAGTTTCTCGTATTCTACCTTTTCCTGTCGAGTCTCTAAAAACGCAGCAGCCTCGACTTCAAGACCACTGCGATATGTTCTTTTATTGTGGTAGCGTTTATTTAGCTTCGCCATCACCATCTTCTTCTGTTACCAGCATACTCTTTAAGGTGTTTACCAAAGTACCAGAGCGCTCCTTAAGTACTGCAAGCTGATAGTCCAGTTGCTGCTGGATGTTCTGATTAGCTACAAGCTCATTGTAAGCACGTACTTGATCTTCGTTAGACTCATCAATGCCATACTGAGTTTCGTCTATAGTTATTTTAGCCATTTTCATCTCCTATAAATACATAATCTACATCTTGTGGGTTCTTGGCTTTAGATGCCCTTGATGGCTGAGTTTGTAATGTCGTATGACATTTATGTTTGAAGCTACAAAACTTACATGCAGAAGGTAGTACAATGTTACCTGTAGGTTTACGATAGAACGTT